AAAAATATTTTTAGAACAAGATTGGAGTGCTTCATGCACTAGATACCGTAATAATCGTGAATTGTACATTTTCCTTCGTAAAATTAAAGTTAGGAATCCCTGTATTCCTAGTGATATTGGATTATATTCTATTGCTGATCTTGCTGCTTTTAATAATTTGTTTAATGATTCAAAAACTATTCTATTTTGTTTATCTAATGTAGATTTTAAAGGTGCTAAATATGCACTTATTGTTCAAGATGTTGATGGTTCATATCTTCATTTTAATACTGTTAATAATACTATTTATCGTACTTATGAAAATTTTGATTCTGAATATACTAATATTGATGTAGAAAGAGTAGAAGATTTTGCTGAATTTACTTTTACTGATAAGATACAATTATATTTCTTGACCCTTTACCATAATATTTACTCATCTTTCCGACCATTCATTAAAGTTGCTTCTGTTTTAGGCAGAATGGCTGCTATTTGTATGGCTCCAGTTTGTACCCTTATTATGAGTTTTGCTGCCATTATTATGACTTACCTTAACAAAGATACTGCTTCATTTTCTTATGCTGTTTTTGAAACTATTAATGATTTGTATAATATTGCTTTCCTTATTCCTTTACTTTTTGGTATTGGAGCATATGTTATTTATAAATGTAAGACCTTTACTATGATTGAAGCATGTACTAATTGTGCTTGTTCTGTTGAAAATTTCCAAATTATTCATAATAAATTTCATGATCAATTTTGTAAAAATATGGCATCCGGAGATCATATGGATGTTTGTGCTCAATTCCCTAAATTCGGTTCTTATTGCCTTAAAGATTATTGTGTTGCTTGCACAAAGGAAGCTTGTAGTGGAACTTGTTCTCACTCTCTTCCTATTGATGCTGTAGACCCTAAGAAACTGAAATTCTATAAAAATTGGTTTGAAGAACATGTTAATACTGACTCTGATATCTCTCCTATTGTTATGAACACTGCTAATACTGTCCTTACCTTTATTGAAGAAATCTCTCCTCAAGGTGAGAAAATGACAAAAAGTAAAAGAACTTTCCCTAAATATACCGAAGAAGTATCCCCACAAGGAGAAAAGATGACAAAACAGAAAAGAACTTTAAGACAAGAATTTCTCGAAGAAATTTCTCCACAGGGAGAAAAGATGACCAAACAAAAGAGAACATTAAAGCAAGAAGGTCAAACTTATACATCTAGACGTGAACAAAGTAATAATTGGCGTGATCGTAGAATGAATTATTCTCGTTCATCAACTCCTACATTTACTCCTCCTACAGAAACTACTATTGCTGATTGGCTTTCTGCTCCTGAAGAATTACAAGAAGAATATGATTTTGGAGGTCACAATCCTGGATCTCAAAAACAAGATAAAATTAAAGTTGTAAAAATTGCATCTGGAGTTGAACAACATGCTCTAGATAGTGGTGCTCGTGATTTATTCTCTGCTATTGTTAAATTAACATTAAAATGTAAAAGAACATCTGGAAATAAAGTTTATACCTTACATGGACATCCCTTTGGAAAATTTATTACTACTCCTGCTCACTTGCACTCATCTTCTGATATTAATGCTGAATATTCATTTGAAACTACTGTTAATGGAATTAATACTACTATACCTATGACTTTGATTGCTAAGAAAGAAAATCGTGATGTAGCTTTATGGAAATTTGATAATAAACATGTACTTTTCAGTCAAAGATTTTATAATAATTTGATCACAGATGATGAATATATTAAATTTGCTAATGAAAGAATTTATGTGCTCCAACATTTACCTGTACTTGGATTATGTCAACTTGTTACTGCATCTGCTGTTAATCATAAACAAATTTGCCTTCAATACTCAGGCATTAAAACATATGAAAAACTTTATGAAGTTCAAGCTACAATGACATTATCACCAGTTACTTCCGCAGGCGATTGTGGAGGTGTTTTAGTTGCTTTTAATAATTCTATTCATAAGAAAATTGTTGGATTTCATGTTGTAGGCGCTGAAGATCGTGCCTATTCTGCTATTGTTACAAAGGATTTAATTGACTCTATGATGCCTGTAATTGCTAAAGAAGAATTTTCTGAACTAATTATTGAACAAAATATTTCTAAATTCCCAATTGTAGATACTATGGATCAAATTGAAAGTATTCTTGTACCCTCTGGAAATATGCCTAATGGAAATTTTGAATATCTCGGTGAATTAAATTATCTCGCAAGACCTGCTGCAAATACTGGAATTAAGAAACATCCTCTTCATGGTTCATTTGAAGTAAAACATGCTCCTGCTCATCTTTGTACAAGTCAAGTTGACGATAAATCAAAACTCTGTCTTGATGCTCATGGACAACCAAATCTTCTCATAACCAGAACAGAAAAATATGGAAAATATTTTAAGAATGTTATTGATCCCACAATTTTGCAATCTATGGAATCTGATTTAAGTAACTATTATATTGAACAATTTGAAGATAAGAATATCGGTATTTCTAGTAATTATGAAATTTTGAATGGAAACCCTAATGATGTTGATTCTCATCCCCTTGATATGCGTACTTCTGCTGGAATTCCTTGGTCTCAAACTGAAAATGGTCATTGTTATAAGAAAGAACATTTCACAAAAATGCTTCAAGATGAACAAGGAAATACCTACCGTGAATTTGATTTTGAAAACCCTGATACTGTTAAATTATTTGAAAGTATGAAAGAAACTGAAAGATTAGCTCTCCTTGGTTATCGAACTCTGTCTATTAATAAAGATTGTCTTAAAGATGAGTGTAGACCTCTTAGTAAAGTTGATAAACCTAGAATTTTCAAAAATGTACCCTTTGATAAAGTTATTTTGATTAAAAAGTATCTTGGTAAATTTAAGACTGAATGGACTAAAATGCAAGGTAAAATGTTTCATGCTGTTGGAATAAATGTTGTATCTCCTCAATGGGCAAAGTTATATCATGATTTGAAAGAAAAGAGTAACTTAGGATGTGATGCAGATTTCGGAACTTTTGATGGAAACCTTCGACCTGAATTTATGGATATGGCATGTAGAATTATTCGTAACACTATTAGTGCTAAAAATGGAAATGATACTGAAATTGATAAAATTATTGAAATATTATTAGATGAAAATGTAAGATCTGTATCTGTATCTGCTTTTACTGTGTACATGGATGAACATGGAAACCCTTCTGGATCCCCCATGACTACTGTAATGAATTGTATTGTTAATTTCTTGTATCATTGGTATTGTTTTATCAAAATTACTGGTTATTATGGATTAAATAAATTTCTTGACAATGTTACCATAAGAGCTTTTGGTGATGATATTGTGTATACTGCTGATCTAGCGCTCGGTTATAATTTTGCTAATGTTGCAAGAATTATGATCGATGAACTTGAACAGGACTATACCGATGCAACCAAGAGTTTAGATGGTGCTACGAAACCTATTGAAGAACTTTCTTTCTTAAAGAGGAAGTTTAAAGTAATTTCTCCAAGTATTGTATTTGCCCCTATTGAAACTGATTCTATTGAAATGCGTTTTAATTGGACTAATATTTCTCCTAATGATATAATGACTCATAAAGATTTAATTGAAGAAGGACTATTGGAAGCTGTTATGCATGGAACTGAATATTTCACACATTTTGCAACTTGTTTACAGAGGGGTATCCGTAAATGTGAACTTAGCCGGGATATTAAGGGTTTTTACCCTAAATACTCCGACTACTATCAAGACCTAATGAATAGATATCAATAAAACGTTCTTGGCCCCCTGTTAAAATTTGGAACTAAAGATTATCATGTCTTCTTCAACGAAAACTGTTAATTCAGGTACTAAGTACCACAACCAAACCGATACCCTCGTTAATGAACAACCTTCAAATGAGGCTCATGTATTACCTCATTCTCAACTTATCCAATCTGGGGAATCCAGTTTAGCTAATCAAGCTATTGACGTTTCTATGCCTCCTGGTGCCACTGACTCACGTTTCATACGTAAGTTAATGACACCTTCAGGTTTGAAACCAGTGATAATCCTTACTGATGAAGAAATAGAACTAGATGTCCAACATGATTATGTTCCTGGAGTTTGTCTCCCAGAACAAGGTCATGTGTGGTCAGATAGATTTGAATCTACATCAGTAGGTGGTGATCCTGTCATTTCAGAATCTGTTGCGCTTTCTATGAGAACTGGATATTATATGTTACCTTTTAAATATTTTAATTCCCATATTTTAATTAGATTGATTTGTAAACCCGCTTTCTCTCAAGCTCAATCATTTTGGGTTTCAAGATCTTTTAATAAACTTAATTTTTCAACAAGTAGACATATAAGTGAAATTGGTTTTTCATGGTTCCCTTCTAAAGCTAATGAAATTTTTGTTTTAATGCCTTGGTCAAATCCTAATTATATTGCGTCTACTGAATCAGAACTATCAGATTCTTTTGGTTTTATTAATGTTAAGAATATTTCAGAACTTGTTACTTCCACAGGAAACGATACACCATTGTCTATTTCATATTATTTTGCGCCCTATAAAATGTATACTTATGTTCCTCAACCAGTTACAACAGAACCTCCACCTATTTCTTCGGGTGCAATTACACTTGCTTCTACTGGAGCAACTTATCCTGCATCTACAATCACATTAGGAAATATTGAAGTTTTAGAACCTACATATATATGTGGTAGGGAATTTGGAACAAATTCAGATGCAAAATCACATGATCTTACTTTACAAATTGATTCAACAACTGTAGGTAGACTTTATTATTTCACAGAAGCTTCTACAAATTTAAGTGGTTATGGCGCTTCTACCCCTGTTTTATTCCAACCTGGAACTTATCCTGTTACTTTAATTTTCAATTTCTCTGCACGTTTAGGTACTAATCTTGGAATAAATTGGTTTAATATAGGTAACCAACCACCTGTCTTTACTGCTGCTCTTAAAGGAATATTGCAGATAGATTCATCTCCTCAAACAAAAGAAATTCCGAGGGATGAATATATTGATTCGGTAAATTTTGAAAATCTCCCACCTTTCATTGAAATTAACTCTTCTATTACCAATCCTATTTCTAAAATTGCAAATGGCTTTAATATACTTCCAAAACCTTTTAAAACTACTTTTAAAACATGTGTTATTTCTCAAGATCCAGATATTATTAAATATACTTTACTTTCTAACGATGACAAAATTATTTTTATTACTTATGCTAAATCTAAAAATCTTGCTAAATTAAATGGTTATAAAGCTATTCTTAAACATTATGAATCTCAAATTACTCAAGGACAAGAACAAATATTTGAATATCAGTATAATCCAAATTCAACTAAAGCACAGAAAACCTATGGACAAATGTTCGATCATAGTCCTAGAGAAGATCATCATCTTATGTTTTTACAACAAATTGTTGTTTCATCTACAAATAAATATCAATTATTTAATTTTACACTTAATTTATCTACTGTAGCTGCAACTTACCCTTATATTAATACAAGAGAATATTTAAGACATTACCTCAAATCACATATGCCTTTAATTGTAATTAAATCAAATAAGAATCCTTTCTCCAATCTTTTATGTCGTTTAGTACAAGGAACATATTCAAATTACGAAGACGTTATGCAACTTCCCGGACCAGAATGGGATCCTAGTTGCTCGGAATTAAAAGTAGCACCTTATTGGGATTTCGAAACTCCTGCTGTTACACAAATTACTATTCCTTTTACTCTTGCC